AACCCGTATTTAAGAGCTTCATACATTACCCAACAATGAGAAAATTTGTTAAGGGCAGCCGATACAATATCTTGGCATTTGAATATCACTATGCCCCCCCCCATAAGTATTCGATAAAATTCCTTCAAACTACCTGAATACATACTTTTTAACTCGATCCAGTCCTTAAATCCTGTAAACCTTTTGGCTATAATAGATCCTTCCTTTGCTTCGCCATAAGTATCGCCTGTTATCACAAATGGCGGGTCAAACATGACAACTTTTATGCTCTGGTCCCGAAGCGGCAATTTGTCGCTTGTGGCCTCTATTACGCCAGGCATTCGCGGGGATTTATCAAACTTATGAATAGGCGCCGCTATGCCTTTTTTATAAAAGTTCCCTATTGAATAAGTCGGGTCGCAGTCTATATTTTTTCCATCAGCGTGGAGAAAAAGAATATCTCTTATTATTTCCTGCTCATCATATCCGATAGAAGATATAATCTTTTTGCCAAATAGCGTCTCTTGACTATACTCTTTATTCATTTTCCAAACTCCTCAACTCATTTCGCATACTTTCCCGTAAGGCGAAAAGATATAGTTTATCGCAACGACCCGCCCACTTTTCACGAGCGAGGAGCTTCTCGCGCCAATCATGGCCCCGGAGTTCGACAATGCGCTTCATGGTGAACTCATTTCGCTTGCTTGCGGGTCCGTAATGATGATAATTAAAATGGTGCGGAAGCCAATTTACAAGCAGGACATTCTCATCGCAAAACTCTAACCTTGGATTAGTAGATACTTCGAGAATATGAAACCTCCCAAGACCATTCGCCGGCTTTCCTGTAAGTTCGTCCCGCTCACCACGCTTTAGTTTGAGGATTTGAAAGTGGAGATCGCCGATTTGCTTACGCAGGCGGCCTCGGTCAGATAGTTTGGGGAGGTTGGGTCTCATTTGTTATGCCCTTTTCATTCTGGCTCGAATTATCGAAGCTCTTACCCATATTCTTTGAAATCTTTTCCATTCTATTGTTTGTGGATTATTTTTTTCATCTCGATATAACATAGCAAAAGGCAATGTCCCAATTTCATAGGCCCGCTTTAATCTTATTTCGGCTTTTTCTATCGTGTCGTCTTTATAACCGATTAAAACATAACATCGTATTTGCCTATCTCCAAAATATTTTGATAACCGGTTAATCGCCCTTACTAATGGCTTTTCGGCATTAGGATGGTCATAGGCAAGCCATATTTGATAAATTTTAAGTCCTCGCAACCATTCTACTATTTCATCGGTTACTCGTGCGGCTTCAAATCCTCCTGCGAACTCTATATGTTTTTGAGTTTTAAGCATTGAGAAAACTTTCTCTATATGCGATTTTGAGCAAGCCAATAAATTATTATCCTGAATGATATTACCCTCAACGATAGGTAATTCTCGATGCTTACCTTCTCGTTTTGGCACAAAACAAAATCCGCAGTTATTTGGGCATCCTCGACTCGTGATAGTTACACCTTTTTTAAGATACATACCAGATACAAACACATCTCCCGGGTCATCAAAGGCTGGTCCACCGAACCTTATTTTTCCAAAACGTTGCCATTCCTTACAAAGCATATCCAACTTCAATAAATCCCATGTAAAGGAGATTGATATATGAATCTCATCATATTTAGGCGTAAACAGGTCTGGTGATCCGAAATAAGCATCTTTATCAATAGGCGACATATTTGTTCTTGTTGGAAAAACTCTTGCTATATTCATCCTTTCCTTATTCTATGCGACTTACTTGATTTAGATTTTTTATTGGGTTTTCTCATTAGTTATCTGAATATAATTGTTCTTGATACTGATTTATTTCCTCAAATCTAAACATATTTCCCTTAAATAGCATTTCTCTTTCACCCGTAGGGCCGTGCCTATTCTTGGCTATTTTTATCATTATCTTTTCTGTTGTTTTACCCATTTGTTTTTCTATAATTTTGTATATAATAAGACACACATGGGCCAACTGTTCAATGAATGATGAGCCACGATTATCCTGTAAATCAGGTTCTTTGTTCATATCCGCACCGCTTGGTAGTCTTCTTAATTGGCTGATTATAAGAATGGCTAATTGATGGGTCTTGGCAAGTTCGGTTATCTTCCTCATAAACTCATCGAGGGCTAAACGGTCGTCCTGGCCTTCCTTATCTATGAGTTGGACAAAATCCAAGACTATCAAATCGGGCTTACTATCTTCATAATCGGTTTCTAATATTTCTATTATATCTGAAATCTTATATCCCTTTTCCATAATCTCAAAGTCTATTGAGTTTATAAAATTAAGAAAGGTCTTGTCTTTAAGGTCAAAACCTTCCCCAAAATCCCCTACCCTTAACCTGTTATGGTCAAATCCCATTGCCTCGCAGAACATCCTTGATACCAATTGTTCTCCTGTCATTTCAAGACTTATAAACAATACCGATTTCCCCTCATCAGCTATATTTTTAGCTATATTTATTGCGAGGGTGGTTTTTCCGCTTGCCGCCCTGCCGGAGATTGCCCAAACCTCTCCTTTATGGAGTCCATCCGTGAGTTCATCAATCCACTTAATTCCTGTTGGTAGGTAGGGTTTTCCTCTTTCAGCACGTTCTTGATAAGTTCTTTTTGTATTTGTCCATAGCTCTGCCAACGTTTTGCCATACGTTCGATTCTGTATAGGTCTTGGGTATGAACTGTGATTATTTCGTTGATAAGAAACCTTATTTCGGGGTTCTGCCTGTAGCTCACCTTCAACTTTTTGAAGAAGTTTATCTTGTCTTTCGTCCATTTCCACTCCTCCCTGAGAGAGTTTATCGTTTTAGACATATTGTTTAGTTGGGGTTCTTAGCTTATTTATCATAGATTTGAACACTCCTATGGTATATCCTGCCCTCTGTATAAATGGGTCGTTAGATACGAAAAAGTTAGACATCGCCACCCTTATGTCATCGTCCGTTAATGACTTTAACAACATTTTAAAGATAGCATTGTCGCTATGTGGGTTAGCTATATACTCTTGGTTAGTAAGGTGTTTATAATGTTGGTAAAACTCGTTTACGAGTTTGTTACTGGTAGGTTGGTTGGTTAGGTTGGTTGTCTCTTTTTGGACTTCTTTTGGTCTTAAATTGGACTGTCCATACTTAACCTTAATGTTTTCAAGGATTTCTGGATAGTGCGTCCTGTATCTGGAAGTTAGGTATTTTCCTGCATAGTGCCACCAATCGTGAATTAAACGAAAGTTATCTCCTTCGTCTATAAATCCATCCCCATCATTTATCATGGCTTCATAGAACAATTTTGGGTCGCCTTCCCAACAAGCATAATTGGCTATATCTTCTATGTCCCACTTGGTTATATCACCATCAGTAGCTAACTCTAACACATTGCCCCAGAAAGTAGTTAGGTGTCCAACAGCTAATACAGGCTTTATGTTGAGTTTTCTTGCTAATTTATTCACCTTTCGGTGTCTTATAAGAACTGTATGTAATTCAAGCCAAGCCATTTCTTAACCTCTTGTCTGCCAGTATTGTTTGTTTAATATAGAGATTTCACTTTTAACTTGGGTTATTTTATAGCGGACTTCTTGCAGGGGCTTGGAGAGTTCAAATTCTTGATGTCTTAATACAATAAGACCTTTTTCAAGCTCTACCAACTTGTTCATAATTTCATCTATTGACTCATAGGTTATTTCATCCATTATCTATCCTCACTGGGTTCGTCATTTAAGTTTTTTTCATACTCATTATACACAAAATCACTCCATAACCCCCTAACTTGTTTGATATTTAAAAACTTATCCACCAAAGTATCGTAGTTGCTTTCCTCGAAATTGATTAAATCATCTGAACTCATAGTGCCTCCCTTTATTTGTAATCATTCCAAGAATTTACACTTTTTGATTTACCACTCCACTTACCGATTTTTTCCCTTTTATCTCCTAATTTAAAAGATAAACATTTACTCTGATGGTCTTTGGGCTTACCGCACCCGCACCACTCAAACTCTTTTTCTGTATACCCATCTGACAAATTCATCCGCTATCCCCTTTACCTTGTCCACTTTATCATCTATGTGGTCATTTTGGGAGGAATGATTTACTATCTCGGTAGCATGGGCGAGAGCATTCATGCTAACCATGCGAAATTCCTTACCATCCCAATCAACCTTTTCTTCTTTTACAGGTTCTCTCCAAGCGGTGGGTTCGGGAGAAATGGGGGGCAAAGGGTTTGAGGGAACGGGTGTTCCTTCCATATCGTATTTAGATACATTTTTAAGGTTTATATACTCGCCATTCTTAACCACCTCCGCCGAAATGGTATCTCCCTCCATAAAGGTTAATCCTCCCTGTGGGACGAACATACTTGTAATTATATTGTATTTAGGGTCGTTCAGGGCTGGGTCTCTTACGGTAATAGAGACTTTTTCTTTCTTTCCATATTGTGTCTCCACTTCTTTAATCAACCCCAATCTAATAACTTTAAGTATCTTCATAAATCCTCCTTGTATTGATGAGCCATTCCTTTGTCATATTCATTCATCTTCTCTTGGATGAAGTCTATCATCCTTTGTAGCGTGTCCAAACCCGATAAATCGTGGGCTTTGGCGTATTCCAATTCTTTATTTATAAAACTAACCAACTCCAGAGCATTTATGTTCACAATCCCTCCCTTCATTTTGCTGTTGCCAATATTCTATATTATCCATCGTTCTATCGTAAATATCTTTCTGCCAATCTTGTAAATCCCTCCATATCTCCTGTTCGGGGGTCATTTCACTCTCCTTTTCCATAGGTTTTTATATATCTTTTGAACTATTTTAATACCCCTTGCCTGAATATTATTCGGTTTTTCAGGCGTGCTATCCAGATACATTCCAAGCGCAAACCTCAATCCTGACCTTTGAATTGGGCTTAATCTTAATAAATATCTTTTAGGTTTTTTATCTTTCATCTTCCATATCCAGGCTCGACTTTTTCCATTGAGCCATTTTTACTTTTATACTGGAATTGTTTAGCGTGTTCTTTAACTGACAAATATATTTGCATTACATCCCGAACATAATCCCTCGTTTCTTTTGGCATACGGCTTACATCATAGTTCACATTACGAAGTCGTGTTATCCCTCCATTATAGGCCGCCAACATCCTTTCAATCGTGTATTTGTCTTTTAGGTAATGGTCTTTGAGGCGGCGAAGATACCAAGTGCCGACGAATTTATTAGTTGTAGAATTAAATAAATCACTATATTCTTTGTCGCTTCTTAAAGTTCCTATCCAATTTCTATGTAGTTTAGAAAATTCTTCACAACACCAACAGGTTCGTCCATAGGTTTCTTTTAATTCTTTAAATACAATCGGTGTTATCTGCATAAGCCCTATCGCTCCTTTGAGGGATATGGCGTTGGGATTTCCATTACTTTCAATTTTTATAATGCAAGATAGAAGTTCATCCTCTATCTCATCGGCCCCGCACATAGAGGAGTTTAAAAGGATACAGAATATGGTTAATATAAGAGTTTTTATCATTACAAACTTCCTTCAGTTGGCTCAGACAATCCATTACGGCTATCCTGAGCCCTTGTTTTAATGAGTTTTCGGCTTTTATCTAAGGCTTGTAGGCGAATGGCCTTCTCTTGGTTAGTCAGGGCGTTCCAAGCTTTTTGTGCTTGAAACTCTCTTTTTTTATATCCTACAGGTCTATCATTTCCGAGTTTTTTATGACATTCCTTACAAAGTGTTAATCCATTGTTAATATTCCATAATTCTTCACAGGATATGGCTTCATCAAAAGTTTTTATGCTATTTTTTACTAAAATCAACGCAAATGATTTTTTATGATGAGCCACAATCCTTATGTCTTTTAAGCCACATTCTTGACAAGTGAAATCATCTCTTGTAAATACATCGGAACGCCATTGACGATATTCAAAGGATTTACGTATTTTTCCATTAAGAGGCCAAACCCCACCCTTCCATAATGGGTGTTTATCACCTCTCAAATGAGTTTCTCTAATAGATTTTTTATGCTTTTCAGAAAGTGTCCTACCGTAAAGTGCTTTGCTAATTTTTTGCTTAGTTTCTTGAGTGCGAGGTCTTTTGCTTAAATTTATTTTAGTTTTTTCTGTTCTTATGTATTTTCCACTCGGCATATAGATTTCCTTGCTTTTTCTAATAATTGTCGCATTTGTTCTTTTCTTTCTGGTGTAAGAGCATCATAACGTTTTCGTGCTTGATATTCTCTATTAAAAAACCCTCCCATTTTAAGTAAATCGGGGTATTTCGCTCCAATTCGCAATCTTGTGGGCTTTTCTACCCTACAAACCTCCTCACCTTTAAGGGTTTCCTTCTCATCTGAAAGAGGGTCTAAGGGGCAAACATTGGCATTGCATCTTTGAAATCGTGGACATTCATAATATGGCTTCATAAACCCTCCAAAAAATCAACCCTGGAGTCCTTTGCGCCTGCGGATCGCTCTTTAGGCCGCCGCCCCTTACGAGAACGGCACTCCAGGGAATTTAGACAATAAAAATTGCCGCTCTCGCAAAGGGTTATTTTCTTTCCCATAAATCTCAATCTCCGATTTTCAAGGTAAAGTATACACTAAAGAACCTTTCTTGTCAATAGTGGTTTAGAAATAAATAGGGAGTAGGAAAACGCCCCTTTTTTATATTTTTATAGGTGCTAACGATTCCTGCTCCCTAAAATCATTTTGCGTTTTTTATCGCTTCCGCATCACTTGTTAAGATTTTATCTAATAAAGTCCCCCTATCCATAAGCACCATATCATCATAGGTTTTTATTTTACCTTCTGTGGTAGATACTTCTATGCCTTTAGGTATTACCCAGACCTTGTTTCGCTCTGGCAGAATAATCAAGCGATTTCTGCAAGCGGGCAAGAGCAGACATAGCGATAGTGATACGAGCAGAATCCTTGTCATTAAGGGCGAATGAAAGTTCCTGTTCCCACTTTGTAATTTCTCTTTCAAGAAATTCCACCTTTCTTTTGGGGTTAAACAAATATTTCAACACACCCCAAGTAATTGTTAAAATTAAACCTATGACAGCTATTACTTGGATAGCCATTTATTTAGGTTTTATATTTGAATTAACTCCCGACCTTAATGCCGCCAAACCCAATGGAGCTAAAAATAACTCAATCTTTTTTAGAGTATCAGCGTCTATTATTCCAAGAAGATTTAACACTACACCTACACCCATAGCGATAGCCACTAAATATGTGCGTTTCCCTTTTAACAACTTTAATATATTAGCCATTATCTCACCCCCCTTATTAGTTTTTCCATGTAAAATCACATATCTTCGCTAAAATTTACTCTATTCTCAAACCTATATAATTTACAGATTGGGCATCTACAAAAGAGCCAGTTATGCCATCTCCAAGTCCTTACCTGCCACTTCAATAACAAATTTCTTAGAATACTTTGTTTCATTTGAATAAATAAATCAACATATTTAAACCACCAAATAATAGTTCCACGAATTTTTGGTCTAATTTGTATTCTCCCTCCTCATCTTTCCATTGTTTTATGCCCTCATTACTCGCCCACATTAAAGCAAAGAATACAACTGAACTAAATATAGCTTGATATATAGATTTATACCCTACTATGGGAAAAGAAGCCAACCCTGCTAAAAATCCATAAAACAGCCATATTTGCCTCGATTTAAACCATTTTCTCAGATATGAGGTATCGCCATAAGGGAAAAAATGGAATGAAATAGTGTAACTAAGTATTGCTAATAGTGGTGTCCATAAATGTAATAAAAAAGAATAAATTATTCCTACGAATAATCCTATTCCTAACCAACGCCATAATTTTTGATTTATTGGACACCAACTCCATTGATTTGTGCCACCCCATCTATATAAAAAACTACTTATAATAGGAACAAAAATATTTATTGACATTTTAATAGTTCTATTATATAATTATTATAACAAGGGAGAAAATTATGGGACGAATCAAAGGTAGTAAGGACGGTTCTTATACATTGATAAAAATACTTTGTGAGTTTTGCCATAAATATTTTGAAGTATACCCTGCACGAATTAGACAAGGTGTTAAATATTGTTCTCGTAATTGCAAAAATAAATCTCTTATTGGTAAAAAACATACACTTGAACATAATCAGAAAATAAGAATTGGACATTTGGGTAAAAAACATTCTCCAGAATCTATTCAACGAATGAGAATTGCTCAACGAAATAGGTCTCCTATGACCGAAGAAACAAGAGAAAAAATATCTAAAGCTCATTCTAAACCAAGAAAAAACGGAAGATGTAGAACAGTAGAGGGATATTTGCTCGTTTGGTCGCCTGACCATCCTAATAAAAATTGTAACAATTATGTCCTTGAACATCGCCTTATAATGGAAAAACATATTGGGCATTATCTTAAATCTACGGAGATAGTTCATCATAAAAATGGCATTGTAGATGATAATCGAATTGAAAATCTTGAATTATTTGATGATTGGAAAAAACACATAGCATTTCATAAATCCAAAATTTTAAATATTACTTAATAGGATTAGGATTATTGGTTTCAGTATGTCCATTTTCTTTTGTCCTATCGCTTCTACCAAAATATGAAGTATAAACAGCCACTACTATCGCTGATACCGCTTCACCACTCAATATCTTGGCATAAGTAGCATAAGCAAAAACAATCCCAGTAATAAGGACTAACCATAAACGGCCCGATAATATTTTATCAATTGTTTTTTGGCTCATCTATTGTCCCCAACATCTTAGATAATTTAAGAAATTCATCTATCTCGTTGCCCAATGAATAATACGAGTCCTTCAGGTCTTTCGGTATTTCTATTACAGATATTTTCTTGCCTAATTTCCAGTATTTATTTCTTATTTTTGGTAAGAGTCTAATCATGTCGTGAAGTATTATCATGTCGCCCTGTATACCTAATTCCACGCTAACTTCTCCACTCGCTAATTTCGCCCCACGTTGGTTCTCTTTTCCTGATGATTCCGTGGTCTTGGCACTTGAATATATAAATAAAGCCATCATTCACCTTTTCTATCTCTTTGGTCAGTTTATTTTTACAAGCCGGACATCTCAATTCTTTTTTATCCATTCGATTATTATGGCTGTTAATACTCCGATTATTAACATCCCTAAAGTCCCCGCCACCTTCCATAACCAGCCGAGTTGCTTATTGGTGCTTATATACCAACTTTGTCGTTCACGGCAGGGAAGCCCGTTTATCTTTTCCGTAACATGAGTAACATGATTAGAGAGCTTACTATCGATTTTCTCTATCTTATCACAAAGCGTTAAACGATAAGACTTTGTTGTTTCCATCCACTCATTAACTTTAGACGTAAAAGAAGCAAGCTCGACTTTCATATCCTGGACTTCTTCGCTCATTCCTGAATATCCTTTTCTGCGTTCTGCTCCGTCCCAATTACTCATTGCTCATCAAGAGTTTGTAGAGAAAATCCATGTCTTTAAGCTCGCTATCTATTTGGTCATTCATTTTTTGCTCACATCCTTTATAAGCTCAATTATCAGTTTTTCTCTTTTATCCTGCTCATCTTTTAAGACTTCCTGCTTCGCTATGTATTTATCGAGGCTTCCCGCAAGTTGCTGGACGCTGTTCTCTGTCTGTTCCGCTTTTACTTCTACTTTTTCCACTCTCTTAGGTAGCTTTATGACACCCGCAAAAGCCACCCCTATCATTACGAAGAAAGCGACAAGCCCTATCCATAATTTTATATCAGTCAGAAAATCTTTCGGTTTCATTCGTTCACCTCCTCAACGGGCTTTGGTTTCGCTTTTACTCCAAGATTGTCCGCTTCGGTTATAATAGCGTTAAGACGAGTGAGCATGGAAGAAAGATTGACCCTATTCTCCACAACCTGTTTTTCCCATGCTACGGTATCCTGAATAAGTTTATCTCTTTGCTCTATGGCTTTCTCGTAGGTTATGGTCTGAATTACAGGGGTTTCTATCTGAATGGTAAAATCGTCTACTTTAGTTACCGCATCTTCCGCAAAGCAAAGTCCGACTACTAACCAACTACTAATAAATAATGTTTGCATTATTAGTAATATAGAGAGTCTATCCTTAATAAATACTAAACTGGTAATTCGCATTTATTCCTCCCTTTTAATATATACCCTATGCGAGTATTTATACCCTGCCTTAGTAAAAGCTTTTCTTGAAGCTATATTCTTATCTAATATCTCAGCGACTATTTTCTTAGAATATATTCTTTGCAACTTGTTCGTTCCTTGTTTGATGATTTCTCTGCCTATGCCTTTATCTAAGAATCGTGGGTCTAAGTTGACGCTTACCGATATATATGACTCGACTTTCCATCTGAATTGCCCCAGCATTACTTTATGCTCATTCTCGGCTATCAGGATATTATTCTTGTTTTTATTGAACCATTTTCTATGATTCGCCAAACTGACTTTGTCTGTATTAAAAAACCACTTTCTTATTCTATGGTCGTTCCTCCACTTGAATAAATCATTACAGTCTCTATTTTCCGCCTTACGAAGGCTTATCATTTTAAGTCTAACGAAATATAATTATCGCACTGGTAATTTGCATTTATCCTTCCCCTAAATTTTTAACTTCCCACCAGGCAAATAGACATATTATCAGGACTGATAGTGAAAAGTGATTGAAGTAATTATGGAACATTATTCCGAAAGGCACTATGGCGAGCGAACCTGCGAGGGTTGGGTCAATCTTAAACCTAAAAAATCTCTTAAAGGCATTTACAAAAAGCCACACCATCAGGGCTATTCCCCAAAGACCCATTTCTACGCCTCGCTCCAAGTAATCGTTCCACCCATCTGTCATAGTTCCCCAATTTCCTGTCTTATTATTTACGAGGCTCGGGCCGACGAGCTTGAATGTCCCAACCCCCCAACCTGTATAAGGTTTAAGCATGATGGTCGTTAAGAATTTACTCTCAAGCTCAATGCGTGAATTTAGTTTGTATTTAAAGGTGAGAATGGGGTTATCGGGTTTGTGAAGCAGGAAGATATAGGAGACGAGTCCTACGACGACAGCAAGAACCAAAACAATGGCGAATAATCTCCTACTGAGAAAATAACTTGTAAACACACAGGCGGAAAGCATAAGCCCTATACACGCCCACGAAAGAGAGCATATACAAAGTAATCCCGATATAATGCCTAATATCTTTTTCTTGAATAAAAGTAGGGGGGTAACTATCGCCATCCACGCTCCGAAAACATACTTGAACCCGAATAACCCTACCATAGCGGTGTTATGCTTTCGCGCTTCATTAAGACATATAGGATCATGTCCGGTAGCTTGAAGTAAAACCATGACAGCATTTAAGATTATAACCCCGTAAATAGCGGGTAATATGCCCCTAAAATCCGAATAATTAGCCACTAGGTAAAATAAGAGTATGCCTAAAAAGATATAGACTAACGCTAGTATCGATGTGGGTAGAACATTGGAAGGCACAAAGAAAATAGTTATCAACGCCAATGCGGGTAAAATATTCAATATAGGATTTATAACCCAACGTTTTGGCTTCATATAAAGCGATGAGATAAAAAGCAGAGGTATGCCTATCTTGTAGACAAGTTCCTGTGTTTCGATGAAAGAGTGTCCTACCTGATAAGCGGTAGCTGTAAAGAATATTAAGCACCCAAGTATGATTTCAAATATCATGGTTCAACCTCTGCGTGAGTAGCTGAGTTTAAAAAATACTTTACATTTATATATGTTTTCATGCTATGATAATTTCGCTTATCAAGAACGGATTTACTATATCCACAATTTTGGCCGTGAGTAGGTGCAGAAACTTAACCGTTTTTGATAAGCCACCGAAAACGGTCTTTTTATTTATAGGAGTAAAATTATGTTGACATATAAAATATGTGTTATTTGTAAAAAGAAAGTTTTTAAACCTTATGCCGAAAGTCGCAAAGAATTTGCTAATAGAAAATATTGCTCTCTTAATTGTCGATATATAAGCCAAAGAAAGTCCAAAATTGGTATAACTTGTAAAGCGTGTAATAAAATTTTTTATGTTCTTCCATATCGCGCAAAAAAACCATATTGTTCTATAAAATGCAGTAATATTGGTAGAATTGGTAATAAATGGACTCCGGTTGGAGATAAAAATTGCAAATGGAGAGGGGACGGTGCTGGTTATGAAAGCCTTCATAGACGTGTTTATAGACAAAGAGGTCGCCCACAAAAATGTGAGATATGTGGAACGACAACTGCTAAGCATTATGATTGGGCGAATATAACCGGCAGATACAATGATATATGGGATTATAAAAGACTGTGTCGTTTGTGTCATAATAGACGCGATAAAGGTTGTATCATATGAGATTTAATTTGGCTCTACCTCTGCATGGGTTCCAACCCAATTCTTCTGTATCATTTTCTTAATTATTTTATCATCTACACTGAGTTGATATTTTATATATTTTCTTAACTGCTTAGTTTCTTCCCTATCATCTTTTTGGTCTTGGTTTATCTTATCGATTATCTTGTTTAACTTTTGAGCTATTTTGTCATGGTCTTTTACGTCATCAATTGTTACGGGAGTTATCTCAGCAAATACTAAATTAGTAGACATTAGTAAGATAGTAATTGACATCGTTATTACAATAACAATCGTAAATATCTTATTCAGCATAGACCCCATATCCTCTTAATGTCCTCGCCGTAGAACCACCCAGCGAAATCTTGGTTACCGCGTTTGACCCTGAAGGCTGGGAAGTTACGCCTGTCATTGCTCCCCTGTAATAACCGCTTTCCCCTATTTTAGTTATAGGATGACAGTCGGTAAATGTAGTCCCGCCGTCTCTTGAAACATCAAGCTTCAGATAAGTATGTTGATCACTTGTAAAAGTGGAATCCATTTTAACTGATACACCCATATGTGTAGGCACATTCGGCAAGGGATGAGAAATTGTATGTAAGTATCCAGAGGTAGCCGCGTCTCCCCCATATTCAGACGTAGGGGCTGTAAAGTTTGAGGTATGGCTAGCCGTACCTTTTATAATGTGCATTTCATCTATCCATCCATTAAAATAATTTGACGAGCCTGGAGAATAAAACCCCGAAGTTAATGCGGCAGATATATCCGTTAAATCATTTGCACCGAAACTAACCGTTGTTGTTAACGCTAAAGATGTCCCATCTAAAAATATAAAAGCAGACGAGCCAGAACGCACGAGTTCAATATGATGCCATTCATTTACATTGATAGCTGGAACGTCTGTCGTAACAAAATCAGCCTTATCAACCGAACCTATCCTGGCATAAAAATACAAGTGATGCGTGGAGTCTTTATAAAATTGATAGCGATTATTTGCGTCCGCAAGTTGTCCTACAATTATTTGACTTCCAGTCATATCGTTAAATCTGACCCAGCAATCAATAGTAAAATCACCTGTGCCAAAAGTCCAATCCGCACTGTCGGGAACAGTAATAGAATCACTGTTTCCATCTAATAATAATGAAGCAGTTCCGAATTTTTGTTGTGCTGTATCAAGTTGCGCTGTTCCTGCAAATGTTACGGTTCTAGCCCCTGTATCTTCGGTTGTATATGATGTTGCTCCATCTGCTCCATTAAAATGTATTAGTAATGTCCCAGCAGGTTCACCAGGACTTAAAGCATATTCGTATGTCGAAGCTCCCGTAAAAGACAAGTCGGTTTTTTGACTGACCCCCGTTTGGTCTACAAAACCATCTACTATCACATTTCCATAGTTTTGATATGAGGAGAGAACATGTCTTAATTGCTCTACTCCCTGAAGGGCTTGGGGAGAAGCGAGGGTTTGGAAAGTATACCCCCCGCCGCCGCCTCCAGATGAATATTCAGGATGTTGATGATTAGAAGTCAACACTCCACAATTCAAAGTGCCATTGACATCGAGTTTATATCCTGGAGTTGTTGTCCCTACACCGACATTCCCATCGGTATCAATTCTCACCTTTTCGGTCGTCGCCGCACCGCTTGTCATTGTTTTAAATACTAGGGCCCCTGCCTCTGTTCCTGCCCCAACTGCGGTAGCTATACCCTCAATGGTAGCTACCACTTCGTTATTGCCGGCGGAGGTTTCAACCTCAAATTCTTGCCCTGCGCCGATATTAGCGGCAGGAGTGCCTGATGTGGTATGAGTAAGTCTCAAACCTTGCGTAGTAGCGTTCGTTGTTGCGTCATCGGTCTCGGAATGGATACGCCTATCAGGGGAAGCTGTTCCAACCCCGAAAAGACTGTCGGTCGTTAATACTCCTAACGTTGTATATCCTGCTGAATATTTACGGAAAATGAACCCTGCGGCCCCGTCAGCTGTGAGATACCAGTTACCATCGATGTATGGCATATAGGAGTCAGCGGAGCTTGAGCCAAAGATTGCGATACCCGAAACCCCGGTCGTGTAATTAAGAGCGTAAGTGGCGTTATTAGGGTTACCATTAAAGGCAATCTTTTTATTTGTTGTATCAAATTTAACCCAATCAGTTCCATCCGCTTGGGCGATATTGATAGCGGTGGTAGAGTTAGCGGAAGGGCGGATGTCCCCCCCCTTGCCTACTATAACATTCCCCGCTTCGATTCCGCCTGAAGTAGCAACATGTTGAGAACCAAGATTAACGGTAGAAGTAGCCCCAGTATAAGGAACATAAGCAGAATGAATATGTGTTGAGTAATCAGATAAAGGCGTATATTCAGGGTGAATGTTATCAATACGAGCCGTATAGTCGGGATGGAGATGAACTGAATAATCTGTTAATGGGGTATATTGAGGGTGAAGATGAGAGGTTGAACCGCTACCGCCAGTTGCGTCATCTTTAAACCATAATCTTTCGCCATCGGTTGACAAAACCTGACTTGAAGCACCACCCAAATTTAGTATTGATACACTTGCCACTCCACCAGAAGATGACACTAAACCTTTATCAAATAGTATTTTATAAGGGTAATTAAGATCAGTATCATCTACTTCAGCTACACCTAAACGTTTAGTATGTTCAAAAGTTTGTGAATAACAGGTGGTAGTTATAAGTAAAAAACATATGCTTAATGCTATCTTTTTCATATTATATGGTAGAGTTTAGATATGTTTATTACATATGTAATTATAGGGTTAATTGTAGGCACGATTTGCTTTGCTTTTAAACTTCCTATGTTTATTATGTTCATAGTGCTTTTTATTCTCGGCCTCCGAATAAACCTCTTAAAATCCTATAAGCAGTAAAACCTCCAAACCCTTGACTTCTCAATTATTTAATATTGAAATTTAGATTTATCTTTCGCCCACACCACCAATAGTTCTTAATGCCCCACCAACTGCTATGCCCTCTGCAGTTATTAAACCCGCACGTTTAAGAAAATTTTTAACTCCTCGCAATGTTTGTATTCCCCTTATTCTGGATATTACATCATTCATTTTTGGTTCAATTTCAGCGAGTCGTTTTAATATTTCTAATTGTTCTGTCCCCTTGACTGCCCCAAGCAATTTTGTGGGAGAGGGGATTGTTTTTGAAATTCCTTTGGTAAGTTTATCTACTGAAGAAGTAATATCGTATACCTGCTCAGCAACTTGATTAATGGCATCTAAATATCCTCTTTCTGCCTCCATTCCTGCTCCTGTCAAACTTTCGTCTATTATCTTGTCAAAATCAAAATATGACTTTCTTAACCTTGCTTGCTCTGGAGCAATCAACTCTGATTTTTGTCCCCACTTAATATGTTTACTAATAGTGTCTTTTATTTTATACACAAGCCCAAGATTTGCTTTTGGAGGTTGTTCCTTGATAATATTACCCATATCATCCATAAATTCTTTTGGTAATATTGCTTCTCCGACTATTTTTTCGCCTTTTTTAGTTGTGCCATATAAATCATATAAAACTTGATTTGTTTTACGATAGTCTATTGGCACATTTGCAGTTTCATTTCTAAATGCTTTGTAATCATTTTGAATTTGTCCTTTAGCAGATTGCCCTAAAGCTTTTGTTTCTTGCGCTATATCAAGTGCTGATTGGTGGTCGGCTTTTGCCATTTTTTGCGGAAAATTGGTTATCCATTGACGATACTTGTCATCAAATTTTTTGCCTACCCCAAAAGCCAATGCTCCAATGCCCGCTTTAAGTCCTGTTCTGTATTGTTCAGGGGTAGTTCGTCGTGCTAATTCTCCCGTAGTTCCAATCGCTCCCATTATCGGTTCAGGAAATCCAAGTAGTTGTTGTGGTATTTTTTCTACATACCCCTTACTAATATCTGTCGCTTTTTTAACTTCTGGAATGTCTAATAATTGTGTAGCCCCTACTCCCATAAGTGTTCCTATTGGGTTCATTACTGCCATTGTAGCACCCCCTAAACCCATAAACTGAGAAAATCCTCTACGAGGGTCTTCTATTGCGCTTCTGCCAGCTATACTTCCAACCGCCCCTGGAATATTACCAGACAGAATTTGTCCAATTTCAATTGGGTTAATAAATGGTTGTTTAGGTTTTTTTTGAGTAATAATGGTAGGTTGTGATACTTCTTCTCCGCTTTGAGGTGTCCATTCTTCAACTATCGGTGTTCCTGATTTAGGTGTCCATTCAGCCATTATTTCCACCCTTGTTTTCTTGCTTCTTCAATTTCAGGGTCGCCTTCATCCCATTGATGAGATTTCCCAGAAGGAGACATTAAGGTAATTTTATCACTAACCCCTAAATCTTTTTTAGACAAACTGCCAATTTCCAAATATTGATTTAATCTATTTATATCATATTTTTTGTCTTTGAACTCTTTATATTTTGTGTTTATTCTTTTATCAAGTTCACCCAATTTAGCCGCATAAACAGGGTTATCTAATAATCCTGCTGATTTAGCATCTCCATATATCTTTTTTCTGACATATCCCAATCCTGCAATGGTTTTTACAATTCTTGTATCATCTGGGTCATCTTGCAATGGAACAAACCTTTGAGCTGTTTTTTGTTCAGGAATGGAAAAATTTCCCACATCTCCCAATCCTTTAACTATCTGTGGACGTAAGGCATCTAATTGGGAAGAAGCTGTGGCGGCAAATGGGTCAAGTCCTAAAGCTCCAGCAACCCCATATTTTAAACCTTCAATTTTTCCTGCTGGCCCAGCTGAAACTGGAACAGTTTTTAAAAGGTTATCAAATTGGTCTAATATTGGAGTTAAACCTGCAAGTCGTTCTATCCTATCAGATACTTTTTTCTTTATGTCTACATCTACCGCTTGTGCTGTTTCTGCTTCAGGCGTCTGTCCAAATTTAACTTTCAAATCTCCTGAAATAGGGTCTAAATCATAACCTGTAATACCTATGCCTGATTTTTTTTCAGCCCCACCTAAAGTATCTCCAGCTTGCAATATTTTTATAAATTCCGTAGCTTGTCCTAATTTAGTTTTAGCAGTTTCTAATTCAATGTCTTTTTTAATCTTTCCTTTCTCTCTCTCAAATACTAACTCTTGTTCTCCCTTCATCCGCATTTCACGCTCTTTTTGTTTTCTTTCAGCATAGGATTGAGCTATCTGTCCAAATGCTTCGCCAAAAGCTCCTATACCTTTGCGTGCGCCTTCGTAGGTAATTCCAAACGGGTCAGAGGTCATTTTATTTTTCCTCCTACCGCCGTCCCCGCCGCACCAATTAACTGCCCAGGAAGCGCATACATCGCCGCCTGCCTGCCATACACATCACCTAATTGGGCTTGTGAAGGATAAGCATAATAAGAAGCGGCGGCTTGCGCCCCACTTGCCTGTCTACCCATAGCTTGTTGTCCAAACTGCTGTTGCTGTCCATAAAGATTGGCTAAATTAGCAATATTCTGTTGTCCTATACCTTGTGTATATTGGCTTAATTCACCGCCTCTCGCTAATTCTTGTCCCCTAAAATTCATCCTGTCTTGGGCCTCCCGTATGGAGAGTTCAACCCCAGCACGGCCCATTTGTTCAATTGGTAACCCACTCCTTAATAACCCTCTTTGTTGGTAGGCACGATTTATATAATCTTCAGTAGCTCTTAATGAAGGCTGAAGTTGACTTTCATAAGCTTGGTAGGGGTCTTGGACACCTCTCAAAGTCTGTCCATAATACGCTTTACCGAGTTCTCCGCCTTGTTGTAAAAACTGTTGTTCAGGGTTTAAATAGCCTTGAGGGGCTTGCCCTAAACCCTGTTGGTATCTCATCAACTCGTCAAGAAGTTTACCTATTTCAAAACTTCTTCCATATTGCTGTGCCTCGGCAGGTGTCTGTTGAGTCGCCTGTGTAATACCTCGCCCAGCTTGGGTGATGCCTTCCTCGGCTGAACTTTTACTTTTCTTACTGCTCACCTTACCTCCTCATTTTGCATAAATGTATACATCCTTTTTGGCGTTGTGCCAGTATACAAACTCAAACCTCTGAAAATAATGTTCTCTGAAGAATTTTCTCAAGAACAATAAGTTGGATGAACGACGAAATTTTCTCTTTATGCACATGTTCTCTATATAGATAAATAACTTACCTCTTTTATATATCGGCCTCCAAGTAAAGAAACCGGCTACTAACCCATTTTTTATTATAGCCCTTATAGTCCCATTAGCAACTGCATCGGCGATACTTTCATAGGTGTCCTCTCTTGATGGGACTTCAAGACCTTCCTCGACCATGTAATCTATGAGCTGATTTATCAATTCCTGATAACCTCGTCCAAATCTTCTTGTGAAATACCAAGTTCTTTTAGCTTAGTTTTAACTCTTGCTCTGCTTTCTTTCTGGAATTTATCTTTATCTTTTAGATATTGTTCGTAGTTATTGATTATTACTTCAAGTTCTGCGTCAGTCGGTTGACTAACTCCATTTGTTTCCCAATTAGTAATTTCATATTTACCGTTTGGGAGTTCTTGAGTGTTTATCTTTGCTCCCTCGAATTTATCCTGTCCTCGAAGCCACCATTCTATTGCAAGAGCAGATGGTCTTTTCGTAGAAGCTTCGCAAAAAGATGTTACTAAAAACCCAACGATTAAAACCAAAATAATTATTTTTCTCACATATCCTCCTAATCAGGTTCTATCTCACTGATAGTTATGCTCGAGGCCATTACCCCACCATACATTTGAGTGCCCGCTGCGCCGTTAAACGTTGTTGTGCCCGCATTTTCAATTCCAGCCCTAACCTTAAACGTGGTCGCGGATGTAGTCCCCGCTGTCATATAATGTATGAACGTTATACTTCGAGTCTCTCCAGCCGTCGTGCTAGATTGAGGAGCTGCCGCGAGCGCGCCAGCGGTTGAATCTTGAAATAATGCCGCAGCCATAACTGAAGCGCTGGCGTTACTAGTCGCTCCATTCCATACCACTTCTATTTTTAATCTATTAGTGGCGGAGGTCGGAGTGATGGCGAGAGTCATATATTCATCGCCCTCGGTGTTTTGAGGAATTGTATTATCATTAGGTATTACAGTTGTTCCCGTAGCAACAGCTCCTGTTTGAGTATTTACTACTTGCTTTACCTTACCTCCTCCTGCCGCCCACGAGGGATTTGCTCCGTTACCATTGGTCTTTAGAAACTGTCCGTTTGTTCCAGGGCTTAACCATTTAGGAGTTAATGTGGCAAAATCAAAATAGATAACCGCCCCTGAAGCCGTGCCGGTAGGTCGGGCGAGAGTAGTAGTTGTTCCCGTTCCATCAAAATATATAATTGCTCCACTCGCTACTCCGCTAAAATCACTGCTTGTCCCGCCATATTGAGTTGTTACAATAGTTCCGTTCCAAGTCCCAGAGGTTATAGTTCCAACCTGTGTTATATCAACGTGGGAGTGAGTATTATATTTTGATTGGTGTTCAGAAAAGTTAGAGTTCATATCTGATGATTGGATTACGGTATTAGAGGAAAAACTATTCGGAGTAGAAATGGTCGTTGATGGCGTACTATAACTGATATTCGCTATCAGTAAAAATCCCATTACTAATAAAATTTTTCTCATATATCTCCTTTTAAGGCACAACCGTTAAGGGTGAGGCAAGCCATTGTGTCCCATCTGGGCTTGACACACATACCGTTAAAACTGATTGAGTAGCGCCTACATATAACAATACATCTCCCCTTTTACCGTTTCTTGAACCATTGGGGTTAGATGTTACTATCTCCATATTGTTGTGGTGATTATATAGGGTTTTCAAATAAGTCCTTGTTTCAAAATCTTTAATTGGCGGAGGCTCTGGGATTAAACCTGCCCAACAGTTGTTGACCAACAAAGCTAACAATAATATGGTTTGGATGGTAATTTTCATATATTCCTAAATCCTCTGGCTTTCCTCGATATACATCTCCCACCCAAGTATTACCACCGCATTAGTTACTACATCATTATTATAGAAATTTATCTGAAACATATTCTTACCTTTTTCAATCTCATCACGCCCTACTATTACCGTATCGCCTCCCCATAAATCCACATCCCACTCTGCTACATCCCATAAAGACTGCGAACTACTTAATGAGATGTCAACTACCTTACCGCTTGCCTCATAATCTGATTTACATTCAGCATGGACATACTCTCCACTATTCGATAAAGCGTAAGTCTTTAATAATCTCCAATATTTATCACCTAATCCCACTTCTGGGTATCTATACCATTTAGTCTGGTAAAATGACAATATGGCACTTGAGGCTACATTTCCATCATAATAAGTCGTTGAGGGGTATCTATGGACATATCCAGAATAATCTGCGAAATATATGGCTTTATCGCTTGAGTCCCCATCTCCTACACACCAAGCTATTGGGTTTATACCCCTGAATTTAGTCCATGCCTGAAAACTTGTATCAAAGAGCATTACCCTATTGTTTGACTGACTTGCATCTATTGCTATCGCTGTATAGTAATCATCATCAGCGAACCTATATGAAGAATAATCAAGACCAAGTATATAAGGGGCTTGTGCTTTATTTATATTTTTAGTGGTATTTATTATTTTTCTTGATATAAACTGGACTTTATACCCGCCATCATATAGACAAAAATCACCTTGTTCGGTAGCGAAGAATATCCCATTGTCAGTGGCTTTTACCGACTCAAATGATAGCGTTCCAACGCTATCAATCATCTTTTCAAGTCTAAAGGTATCCCTTTCCCATCCAGAAAGTCGCCAGATAGTAGTATCCTTGAATATATAAAGAGCGTCATATGCGCTGACTAAAGCTCTAACCTTTGTTCCATCAGCACTCTGAACATCAAAGAAATCTGTCGCTGTATAGCCTGTAATATCATCTAAGGCACTAAACCACACCCTTGAAGGGCTTGTATTATTACCTGAAAGAAATAGGTGATTTTTATGATATTCAACTAATGTCGCATTGGGACAATCTGTATCAGAAGTTAATTGTCGTACGTGATTAGTCCCGTCAAAATAATAGGGTTTATAAGTATTAACCCCTATCGTAAATACGCATTTATCTTCGGCTATCGCAAAATCAGCTCTATTTATGCCATCATAAGCCGTAACCCAAGACCCAGCGTTGGAAGGAACAGCCCCATCTATCGTTACCCAGTGAGCATTTTCAGGGCCACCGGTAGAGGTATAAGCCTTTCGTTTTATAGTAGGAACACCATCTCTATTGGCTAAAGCTACAAGAAATCTATCTCCATTATTTAGTTCATAAAAGGATAACCCAGTAACCTCAATGATTGTTCCTGTTGATACTTGGACTGGGCTAAATCCTATATTAAGAGTCCTAAATCCAGTTCTTTTCCTTAATGCGCCGCCAGTATCAAAGATAAAATTCTGTATATCAGTAGCTTCATTGTCAGCTATCTCGGTGGTAGAGAGTTGCTCATTTATTCCGCCTTGATTTAAAAAATAGCTATATTTACGCCAAGTTACACCAGCTTCAGAATTTTGGCAAAATAATAAGTTAGCTACTAAACCAACGACTAAAAGTAGACGCTTCCAACCCAATGGTCGCTCCTCGTTTTATCCTATCCGCTGATTTTCTTCCATACTTTCTATCGGGGGCAAAACTGCCTATCTTTAATTTCATCTGTTGTAAGCCATTCAAAAATCTTGACTCATATACATTTTCAGCCTTATTTATGTCGCCCTTCTGACTTAAAATTTCGCTTAACGCACCCCATATTAAAAGATGATGATAGTCAGGTGGCATATCGGGTGAGTCATAATCATTCACTAATGGAATGGGAAGCCTGAAATACCTATAATAAAGATGTCTTGCGGCATTAGGAATGTTGTAAAGTTGAACTACAATATTATCAAGAGGAATGACATAGCTTGCCCCTGCGGTTACTGTAACAGTTTCATATATGGTGATTTGGGTATCAGAGTCTACCGTATTAACTGTATACCAATTAGACCCAACTCGTATGCGTGAACGCTTCGTAATGCCTATTATGCTTGACCAAGCTGTCCCAGAACCTGTTACCGTAGATGTCGCTATACCGAGCGTTCCTGTTGTATAGGTTTGGGTGTCATTACCTACATAAATCGAATAATATGGGTCAGAGAGGGCCTGCGGGGTAGGAAATAACTCATCGAAGTTTTTAGGAAGTAAGTCTATTGTAAGTAAGCCATTCTGAATTTGCCTAAATGATTTGTATTTATCTACATCAGCATTAAGACGGTATTCATCTTGAAATATGGAATAGGTTTGTTCGGTAGCGGTGCTACCTTGATATGCTTTATCAATAGTAATACTTGTATCTCCACTTCTGGCAGTAATCCTGTAATAAGGTTTTTCATTCGCTATTCTTATTTTCCTGCCAACCATAGCGGCAGTCCATACGGTAGTTGTCCCGGATATGGTGGTTGAACCATTAGTAACATCGGCTGTTCCCGTAGAGTAATCGTCAGTAGTCGTCAGAATACCATTTCTAAAATCAAGATAAAATGGCCAGTCGTGGAACTGATATACTCTATTTAGTGCCACCTGTATCATAGCATTTACCAATGTCCTTTGGTCTTTGACATTGGAAATGTTTTCTACATGAGTCGCCACATCCACACGACGCAACATTTTTAGCTCCCTTCCAATATTCGGACACTGCTTGCGACAGTTGAAATCCCATAAACATCTACTTCGTCAGATATATCTATTTTAATCGTATCTTGCGGGTTCATAGGATAACCGTTATCTGTTGTTACCCCCGAATGACCTATATAGATTACATTGCTTGAATTATTTAAGATTAAGATGCTTCGTCTTTTATCAAGAGGAATAGTGGGTATTTTTGTAGCCGCTACGCCTACGGTTACGGCTTGTGGGAGCAGGGCATTTCGTAATAAAATTACATGAAAACGCTTTCCTGATGAACCGTCAAAGTAACCTTCGTTTGGAGTGAAAATATCTTTCATAGGTTATTCCTTTTTATTCAATAAGGCAAACCGTTTCAATTCTTCTTCTTTTTGAGCTAAATCTCTTTTCTTTGTATCTAATTTATGCTTTTCTTCATCAAGAATTGACAACATATTTCTTTCTTCCGCTATCTTATCTTGTAAAAAAAGACGTTCTTGTTCAAGCTTTTCTCTCTCAAGACGCAATGAATTTTCCTGTTTTTTGTATGTTTCTACTAATGGGATTATCTCATTTCTTACTTTTTCTATATTCGATTTTTCTTTTTCTAAAACCTGTTTTTCAGTCTTTAAAGCATCATCTAAAGCTATGAGAGAACTCTCCTTTAGTTTCAATTCAGCTTCTTTTTTATCATTTGTCTCTTTTATTAAACTCACTTTATGAAGTTTATCATCTGCGTTTTCAAACTTTTCTTTTGTTTTTACTTGAAGGTCTTTAAGGTTAATATTTAGTTTTTCAACTTCAATTCTTTCTTTACTTAATTTCTTTTTTTCATCTTCAAGACTTAAAACTTTTGCTTCCCTTGCCTGTAATTCTTCCATTCTTTTTTCGTGTTCCATAGTCCCGAACTCTATCCTATGAACATCTTCATCCAGTTTTCTTCTTTTTAAATTCAGGTCATTGTCAAAATCCTGCTTCAGTTTCCTTTTTTCTCTTTCCCACTCGGCTTTTTGATTTATTGCGGCTTCGTTTACATTTCTTAATTCGATTGTAGCGAGTGTAATATTATGTTGGATAAAATCCAATTCTTTCTTTTTTTCCTCTAAAATATATTTTGCACTTTCCAACCAGTCGCCAAATAGCTTCGGGTCATCAGATAAAGTTTTTACTTTATTCACGCTACCCTGTGGTCTTGCCATATTACCTCCTCTTAGAGCTTTTCAATAGCGCACCAACCTGTCAAACCAAGAAGGGCTATTGTGGGAACTTCCATTGGAAACGAACCTAACATAAACAAAAGAAATGTTAAAAACATTGTAAAAAAACAATTCCCAATTTCTTCTTTATATGAATAATTACGAATAGAATTTATAATAAGTAAAACAAATAAAAACACCCCTAAAATCCCTATTTCCACTAAATATTGAAGCCAGTCATTATGAACTTCATACCATATAGACCTTCCAACTTCATTTTGGGTAACAATATGGAGAGTGGAGAAAAATCCTATCCCTAAACCAAATAAAGGATTATTTTTAAATAGTTCAACTGTTTTCAGCCATAAATCAGCTCTACCACTCATAAGGGTAGATAATTTCATCAAGTTGTGCAATAAACCCGTGTATATAAGAATAAGGATTGTAGCAAAAGATGAAACCAACAATCCCAATCTGACCCATTTGTATTCTCTAAATTTAAGGAAAGCCCATACAAGTAAAGAGAATATAGAACAAAACCAAGCGAAATGAGACTTAGATAAATATATGGTAAATAAAGATATGGCAAGACCTGCCCAATACAAAGGTCTCTTAAAATATAGAAACATTGGAATAGTCAATCCTAAATACATCCCTATCAAATTAGGATTATCAAGACAGGCTGACATGCGGTTATCACACCTATATTGAACATGTTGTTCCCATAAACCAGGAAAAGTAGCCTTGAGTGGGTCAAAACCAAAGTATTGTAAGAGAGAAAAAACAGAGATTAAGACACTTGAGATACACAGAGCTTTAGCTATTCTTATATAATCATCTTTTTCAAATATAGATAAAATACTCAATATAGTCATAATACCTAATGATATATAAATAAAAGGCACTAACATATAAAGAGGCGCAGGCTGAACCCTCGCTATATTAAAGAAAATGTAAAAGAAACAGCTTAAAAATAGATAACATATAAAATTAGACAGATACTTATTGTGATAAGTATTAGTCAACCCTTTTCGTAGAGCCAAAATAATCATACCCATAAAGATAAATATAAGAAACATGCCTTGTGGTATTCTAAACTGATTTTGAACTCCCGGTGCAGGATTAAAAATCCACGGCTGAATTAAAAGACATAAAACAAAGAAAGTAGTCATAATTAAATGGTGAGGGCTTTTTTCTAAGGAAAGCCCTCGAAAACCTATTTAATTATCTCTCTCCTATCCAAGCCCAGTAAAGACTCGCTGGTTCACCGCCAGCGGCTGTCCTACCGCTAATACTATTATCTTGCGTCTGCGTTCCAGAAAGCAGAACACCGATAATAGATGAGGTTGCGTTAGCGGGTGTATTCGCCACTCTACCAGATGTAGTAGATGTAGCGACCGTATTACCTGCTGCCGCAAGACCCTGCGTGGTAGTAAACCATACTTTGTGAGGCCCTCGGACACATATCTTACCTATTGAGTTATCTTCAATAACTTCATCAGTTATACCTAACGCTAACGAACTACCTTCGGTTGTAGTCCCAGTTATATACGCACCGAGCGTAGTTCCACTGGCTACATTTGCCGCCGTAGTATCAAGGATAACCACCGCATTTGAAGTTATATCCGACCCACTGTTATTATAGGCATAGATATATACATCGAGTTCCCCTATCTGAATATCGCTTGAATAAGCGTTCGCCCCTATCTCCGCATAAGCGGAGGAAACCAATAGAAGCGTAGAAATGAAAAGAAAAACAAATAGTTTTTTCATTCTATCTCCTATGAGTCTCCGCCAGAAGTCCTGCCCTGGCGATTGAGGTTATTGCAAACCAAGTTACCTGCCCAATACAATCTACCAACCAGAATATCCTGATTGGTTGGAGCTATGAAATCCCTGATTGTCATATCCCTATCGGCGTGAACAAGTAGTTTAAAATACTTGAGGTTTAACATGTAAAGAGTATTCGCAGGCTGAAAACCGTCCGCCAATACTGTCGCCCCGTGGAAATTGATAGTCGGGAAGTCAACATCTCCCACTGTAGGTTCTTTTCCCCTGTAATCATAATTGATTGTCCCTGTCAACGCCGTCAGAAGATTGGCGAAACCAGAAGCAGTCATCGTAACTACCGTAGGTATTTCATCTCCTCTTGTCAAAAGGACAAATAGGCTTCTCATCGAGGTCAAACCATTGGTAGCAAACGCCGTTATGGTAGTCCCCAACTGATGCCTCCAGAAGCTGTAAGTTGCCCTCGACAGTGTTCCTACCGTTCCCGTTGTCGCAGATGTGGTCAGATAGGTTTGTAACCCCGTTATCCCTAAGTCGCTGTCAGCCTCATCGGACATAATACCGATAGATGTTCCTGCCATGTCATTCTTTGCACTCTCTTGAGCCGTCTCAATAAGAGTTTCAAGATAGTTGACTATGGCGGTATCATCGCTACCGGAGTTTTTAAGAAGGTTAGTTCCGGAAACCGTTATAGCCCAAGTAAGATGCTTTCTTTCATAGATAGCAGTCGTTACCGGGTCGGCCTCAACGGTATCACCAAATACCGTTGCGCCAGTATAAGCAGTTCCAGTCTGTAGCTCCTTAAATACCGGAAGCCAATATTGTCTGCCGCCGGATTCATATTCCTTATGCCCCATCTTGTTTAAGAAATGAAGCAGTGGAATACGGGCAGTAATATTGTCCGCAATCTTCTGTGCGACTTTAGGATTGGTCAGGGTATTTATGGTCGTCAGTGATAACGACGAAATCGAATTAGGATTCGCCATAAATTACTCTTTTCTCTCCTTTATTTTTTACTTGTATCTATAAGGTCTTTCAGAAAACCCTTCCACGGCTTCTTTACATCCAACTTTTCAGAAGCACTTGTAATCCCGCTTCCTGAAGAACTTATAGCGTTTACATTACTATTAGGTTTCTTTGTTTTTGCGAGAAGAGATTGCTCGATTTCTTTCGGTTCAGCCCTGAAGAAAAGCACCTTCTGCGGTGAGACATTGAACTTTACAGCCTCATCCATAATTACATCACGATACTTTTCAATAAGGTCTTTGCCGTATTCTTTTGAAAGTTCATTTATCTGGGTTTCGATTTGACTTTTTTTGGTTTCAGTATGGCTTCCAAGAAGCAACCCTAAACTTTTCTCAATAGAGTCTATTTTCCTGGTCAAGTCATCTAACCCAGTTTCTTCTTTCAAAAGTTCCCTTGCTTCCTGAAGGTTTTTTATCGCTTGTTGGCGTTCTTCCAACGCAATACCTGACATAGCCTCGATTTCCTTTATCTTCTTATCGAAACCACGCACGGTTTTGTTATTGTCAGAAACGACAGTTTTTGACTTCTTCAACGCATCTAAAGCGGTTTCTGGAGTAAAGCCAAGATTGACTAATTCCTCCATAGCCCTTTCAAGTGTCTCCACCTTCTTTTTAGATTCATTAAGTTCGGTCAATTTCTGCCTTATGCCTTTATCCCCAAGCGATAACTTTTCTTCCGCAAGTTTCTTAATTCGAGGTCTATCCTGCTCTGGCACATCGGATAAATCAACCTTGATTCCCGATATTTCGACAGTTGTTTCACCAGACTTTGTGTCAACTGCTTGGCTTCCTGATGTGTGCGTGGTATCGGTCGCATCAGTCTTTGAGGTATCCGCCACCTTCGTGTCATTCAAAGCTGATTTGAGAGTATCCCTTACACTTGTATCATTACCCGCCATTGGTCATTTCTCCTTTCATTCATAAGCCCATAATAGGACTTATGTCCTATTTCCTACCAAGTATGTTGCCCGACTCAGAGCCGCCCGACCATTGCTTATTCCCATTCTTGGAATCAAACATAGGCGATGTAATCGTAGAATTACCGCCTTGCTTTATTCCACCCGTCTTTCCGATGGGCTTGGTCGGAGGGGAAATTTTTTCACTACTCATGAGTTCTCCCTCCTTTTCTTTGTTAAAAGTTATTTTCCGGCTATTGCGTTAAATATATTCCCTACATAGACACCGGCCCCCGCCAATGTATTTAATAACCCG